GATGTACCATCTGCTGTAGGAAAACTAACAGAAAAGTTACCTGCAACAGCAGTTTGATCTGCACTAAAATCTAGTACGGCTACTGCATTAGTAGTTCCTGAAGTACCATCAGTAGTTGTATTATATATTAACCCACCTCTAGCTGTAATAGATACAGCAGTAAATGTTGCAGTTCCAAAGTTTGTAATACCTACTGTACCATCTGCCGTAGGATCTACTTTAGTAAGTTCTATACCGCCAGAGCTATATCCTGCACCTACTACTTCTCCAGAAGTTGTAAAGTTTGTAGTACCTGCACTTAGTGTAGCTGCAGCCGAATACAAAGCAATTTTAAAAGTGTGACCTGCAGAATTAAAGTCATGTTTACCTTCAAGTAATTCTTTCTTGAAAGAGGTACACATAGCTTGTGAAATTGCCATCTTTAATCCTTTATAAAAAAAATGGGTAGCCCTATCCCTTAGAGCCACCCATACAGTTTACTTAATAAATAATTAAGCTAATTGGTCACGATCTACTTCATCTGGCCCTAGATCGTCTGATACATCTTGCATGACGGCAAACACTCTCCATACTCCTGAAGTAGGATATGCACTACCTGCAGTAGGCCCAACTACTACATCAACCGTATCATCAGCAGATACAATTAATGGAGCATAGGCAGCAGGGATTGCTGTCATGTCACCTGTTGAAGTGCCGTCACAGTCAAAATTGTCTGCAAAAGCATCAGGATCACTACCCGTGCCAATGTCAATCTGGAAATCACCGTCATTAGGTGTTACCACCTCAAGACCTGCAGCCCAGACCATTGTTTTTGCAGGGATATCTATTACTTGAAGAACATCAGCCGATGCTAGTGCTGAACCTTTTGTGGTTGTAGCAGTAGCAAGGTTGAGGTCAAACTCTACTTTATATGGCTCTTTGCGGATAGCACGACTTGGGTGCGTACCTGCATTGATACCATTTGATACGTCAACTGTAGCCATTTTCTATCTCCTTTAAGCCACGTTAAAGTTAGCAGTGACAATTGCCTCAGGTCTTAAAATTTTACGACCATAGAGGTGCATACCACGCACGATATCAGCAAAGCTGTCTGGATCACGATAGCTTTCTGTCTTAGATACTTGCTGTGCTGTAGCAACAGCAGAACCATGTCCTGCTACAATTACACCAAAGTTAGAACTTTGATTACTTGCACCAGTAGTACCAGAACCTGTACCTACTTGTGGTAAGTTGTTAGATACATAAATCTTAAATCCATGTAAGTTATTTACAACTAAACCATTTTGTAGTCCAGATCCACCAAAGTCAGAATTTAACAATCTGCTATCTTCATCCTTCAATACTTCGATAAATACAGGGTCAACTACCAACCAACGATCTCCTGTATCAACAAATTGTTGATCTAGAAGTCTGCTCATTCTAGCAATAACTTGTAAAGCTGTAGCAGTAGTTGTTGATTGGGAAGTTTGTCCTGGAAGTCTTGGAGCCAAAGGAATAGAGTTACCTGTTCCTGGTGAGTTGATGTTACCAAAGTCTTCTTTAGTCAACTTCATAGAGCTAAGAAGTTCATCATTACCTGCTGTAGCAACAGCATTTGTTCCTGGGGATGTGCTTCTAGCTGTATCTGGAGCACCATGCTTTACTGACTGTTGATAACCTGCTAAGTAACCAAGAACGTCCTGATCATACTGATCTCTTAAACGATAAGCAGCACGATCTGAAGCCAAAGACATAAAGTTTACATGACTGTGTGCAGCTTCAATGTCATCAATCTTAAAGGCATAGTAGTTAGCCTGATCAACAACAAGTGTAAAATCCTCATCGTCTAAGTCTTGAGCAGTAATCTGAGTTCCTCTAGCATATGCCTGAACAGAAACTTCTGGCTCTTTGATTATTTTTACTGAATCACCCATGTTTGCAATCTCACCAAAGTAATCACTATTGGTAATATCTTCAACAACAGATGACTTACGGAAAGCAAGTTGCACCTGCTTTGAGTAAATAATAGGGCTAAAATTACCGTTAGGTAGATTTTGATACCCCGTTGCCTTAGGGAAAGCCATCTTAAATCTCCTTAAAAAAGTGTATAAGCAATTGAACGCATAACTTACACAATTCTTTTTGGGGCTGTCTTTTATTGGTGCATACTACTTAGCTAGGTAGTATGGGCAATTAAGTCTCAGGTAATCCTTAAATTGTTCGTTGCGTTGTCTTTATTTTAGCTATATTCTTGGTAACACACAAAGTGGGCAAGATATAGCTAGACCTATGTTGACTTACAGTTTTATAGATAAATACTTGAATGTCAAGTATTATCTAGCAGAACCCGTCAAATCATAGATAAATTTCCCTGATCTCATAGCTGCTATAATTTCATCCTGTCTAGCTTCATATTCTTTAGGATGCATTTTTTCTACCTCAGATTCTTTAAATGTACCTGTTTCTGCCCTAGCTTCAGGAGACTCTTTAGAAGAAACCTTAACAGATTTAGCAGCCTCTTTTTCTACTTCTTTACTGGATTTTTTACCAGTAATACCCATATCTGCTTTATATAAATCAATAGCTCTAGCAGCAGACATAGCATCATGTTCATTTTCATACAAAGCTTTTTGTACCCATTGTGGTTGTACTTCTACCCAGTTATGAAACTCATCTTGATCTCGAATTTCAACAAAATCAGGATGTCTTTTTAACAATTCAACTTCTGCTTTTTCTCGCAGTGCATCTTCTTGCATGTCTTTAATTTTTTTAATCCTGTCTTCTAACTCTTTTGCCTGTTCCTGTGATTTCTTAATAGCTATTGTTTCAACTATTTTAGCTACATCAGGATATTCAGTTGCCCATGCCTCTAGCTCTTCTTCACTTTTAGGCAATCTAATCTGCTTCTTTGTAGCTGTATCTAGTTGGGATTTAAGCTCATCAATCTGCTTTTGAAGATCACTTTCTTTCTTTTGTGAGTGTCTTCTTAAATCACCGTATCTCTTTTTAAAAGTTCTTTCTTCAGCACTTTCAGGTTCAGGTTCTTCTTGTTTTTCTACTACCTCTTCTTCAGTTTGTTGTGCTTTCTTTAATTCTTCTAATTCTTTTTCTTCTTGTTTTATTTTATCTTCTTTTGTATTTCTTTTTGCAAATCCTACTACTTTTTGTTTCTGTACTTCCATAGCCTGTGCTTCAGCCATTTTACTTCCTTTCACGTTGGGGCTAACCGTAGCCGTAAGGGGGAGTTAGGTAGCCAATTTAAGATAAAGACTCTAAATAAGATCTACTATTATCATCAATAGATATAGTTGAATCTTCTTTTTTTTCTCTTGCTGCTCTTTTACCACTTGCTCTTCCTGCAGAGCTAAGTGTTTCTCTCATTATAATTTGTTGTATGTGTTCTGGTGTAACAGGTTGACCAGTCATAGAAGATCTAATATATAAATCACTTAAATTTTTAGATAGTTTTCTAACAATAGCTAAAGTTTCATCTTCAACATTTCCTCTTATACCATCTGTTACTTTATTAGCAATAGAGGTTGATACTCCGTGTGATACAAGAGTAGTTTTCATACCTTCAAAAAAATCTTTACCATCTAAAACATTAGCTACTCCCTGTCTCATTCCTAGATTAACTAGTCCTTGAACTTCTTCATATTTTAAATTTGTATTATCTGTTATAAAACTTAATCTATCTTCTGTAAAAAATGCTTGGCTAAATTCTTGCATTCCTTGTCCTGCACCACCTGCAACAGCACCTTTAAACATAGCATCTCCTATGTCTCTTCCCATAATAGCTGCATTTACACCACTTAATACAGAGCTTTTCATTGTAGCACCTATTATATTTCTTGTGCTAGAAGTTACAGGTAAATCTTTTAGTATTGTATTTCCTAATGCAATATCTAATCCATTAGATATTACTGGCATTGCAACTGATGATAATACATTTTTAAAAACATCTCCTCCTGTAAGAGATGTCATTGTAGCATTAATTATAGTATTGCCAATCATTTGCTGTGTTAAAGCAGTACCTGCTCCTTTTGTAAGAGCAGCACCTAGTCCTGCACCTGCTCCTGTAGCAGCTAATGCTACTGAAGCAACTGTCATAATTCCACTTAAATCTGTAGCTGTATCTTGATATCTAGGAAATATTAAAGCATTACCATCTTTATCAAAGTCAATCATAAAGTCTGTCATGCCCTCAGTTCGAGTAGTATTACCCCATCTATATCCTTGACCTTTTCCGTAAGCAGTTAATGTACCACCATATTTACCTTGTACAACTTTTTCACCTGTTTCTTTATTAATTAATTCGTAACCAGATTCCATATCTGCTTTAATTACTTTTTCTTTAACTGTTTCATATGCACCTGAACTCATTCCACCATGAAATCCTCGTACTTGTACTTTTTTATCTATTTCTTCTTCTCTTATGTTAGATAATATATCAGGAGAAACTTCTACTAATTTTGTAGTAGTAGGTGCATTATAACTAGAAGTTGCAACTTTTTTAAAATACTTATCTCCTTGTTTTACTAAAGTAGTTTCTGTTGTTGTTGCTTTACGTCCAAGTTGTCTTAAATCTTTTATACCTGCTTCTGATAAGTGTTTAGCCATTTGTTCTGTAATAAATGGCATATCTTTTTGATGTTGATATTTCATACCTCTTTGATTATAAAAATCAAACTGATGTTTTAATTGTGCTGTTATATTATCTCTAGATTGATCTACATCAAAAGTAGAATAATCTTTAGGTCCTGAAAGATATCCTGTACTTCTTTGTGTAGAAGTTGTTGTAGTAGTAGGTTTTCCTAATAATGCACTTGTAGGATCAGTAGTCCCGAAAGTACTTTTTAATATATCTTTTGCAGTACCTTCACCACCAAACTGTGCCTTGAGCATACTTTTAGTTTGTTGTTGCAGACTCATTTTCTAATTGTACTTCTTTTTCAATTTCATCAAGAATACTATCTATGTCTGTTTCAAATGGTCCAGTATCAGGTTCTGTTGCTTCTTCTGCATTTCCCATTTGTCCCATTCTATCCATTTTAGCTAATCCTTCTTTAGCTGCTTGTCGCAACTTCATAAGATTATCTAAACCAATAAATCGAACTACATCTGCAGGAAATACAAACTCACCTTCACTTAATTGCACAGGTATATCATCTCGTACTTCTTCTTGAGTAGAACCTACTGGTACATCATTACCACTTACAGGATCTGTAGTTCCACCTTCTTGATTTAAACCACCTTCTTG